TTGCTTCGGTCTTGTGTGCTTTAGGAATGGCATCAGACATCAGTCCGATTAGCAGGGCTTTTAAGTATGCGCTTGATGAAATCACAAAGAAAAAATCCCCGGCCGCCACCGAGGATTTTAAGCAAATTGATATGCAATTCTGAGGTCATTACTGGATCAATCCACAGGAGTCATTATGACAAAACGTCGTAAGAAATACCAGGAAAAAGAAGAGATTCGACACCCTGATTCACCTGAGGGATTAGTGGTAGCCGCAGCAAATAACAGGGCGTTCGCAGAGCGCCTTGTTGGTGTTTACAGACTAGCCAAAGCAGGAGTGAAACATGGGCGTCGTTAAGTTAGCTGATTACAGGCATAACCCTGTACAACATCAGGAGGCATCCAGTATGGGGTATGTCTCTATACACCGCCAGTTTATGGACAGCAGGCTCTATAAGGACTCTCAGGCAGTACATCTTTGGCTTCACTTAATCCTCAAGGCTAATCACGAATCTACTGTCGTCAATACGGATATCGGGCCGATAACTGTTGATCGCGGTCAGATGATAACTGGACGCCCGTCGCTGGTCAGAGAAACATTCATCCCCGACAACAAAGTTCGGAGCTTATTACGGACTTTTGAGTCGAAAGGGATGCTTAATATTTGCTCGATGGGGAAGAAATTTAGCCTGTTTACAATCGTTAAATATGACGATTTTCAGGCAAAAAATTGTCCAACGGTTGTCCAACGGTTGTCCAACGCAAACACCAGTAATGGCGCGGCTCTCAGCGGAGATTGTCCAACGGTTGTCCAACGGTTGTCCATAAACAATAATATAAATAATATCTCTAATACTGACGTATTAGAGAGTACCGCAGCAGACAAAAAGTCTGACAAGAAAAAACCTTCCGTTAGCTGTCAGGATGTTGTCGATGCTTACCACGAAATCCTTCCTGAAGCGCCAAAAATCCGCGCACTGAATGACAAGCGTAAAAACCAGATCCGAACGTTCTGGCGCAAAGCCGGAGTGATAACCCGCCAGCTTGACGGGCATGGGTTCACGATGCAGGACTGGAGAAATTATTTGAGCTACGTAGGCGAAAATTGCCGATGGATGTTCGAAGAGCGCCAAAACCATCAACGCGGAACCGTCTGGCACAAAAAGGGATTTGATTTCCTGCTTAACGATAATACCTACCTGAAAGTTCGTGAGGGTGAACACGATGACCGATAATTTTTATGCGCCGCCCCATAGCATCGAGGCAGAGCAGGCGGTGATTGGTGGATTGCTTCTGGATGATGACAGCAGTGAGCGCGTCCAGAAAGTTCTGGCGATGCTGAAGCCTGATTCATTTTACAGCCGACCACACAAAATCATTTTCGAAGAAATAACCAGAATGCACCGGGAGCAAAAGCCAGTAGATGGCCTGACGCTTTTCGATGAACTGGAGCGTAAATCGTTAACGGCGTCTGTTGGCGGTTTTGCTTATATCACTGAGATCGCAAAGAACACGCCAAGCGCCGCAAACATCGTTGCCTATGCAATGCAGGTTCGCGAAACCGCAATGGAACGCTACGCCATCAACCGCATGACTGAAGCGACGGAATTGCTCTATTCCCGCAACGGAATGACTGCGACGCAGAAGTACGAAGCTATTCAGGCGATTTTCACGCAACTGACAGACCATGCAAAAACCGGATCGCGTCGCGGCCTTCGCTCATTTGGTGAGGTTATGGAAGACTGGGTTAGCGACCTTGAGAAACGATTTGACCCATCAGGCGAACAACGGGGAATGAGCACAGGGATCCCATCGCTGGACAGGATGCTGTCACCGAAAGGTCTGGTGAAAGGCTCTCTGTTCGTCATTGGCGCTCGCCCTAAGATGGGGAAAACGACGCTATACAGCCAGATGGCAATCAACTGTGCGGTGCATGAGAAAAAGCCCGCTCTGATGTTCAGCCTTGAAATGCCAGGTGACCAGATACTGGAAAAACTGGTAGGACAGAAGTCAGGTGTTAACCCGAATATTTTTTACCTTCCGGCGACAAATGACGCTGATGACGGCTATCAGGGTGATTACGATGGTGACTTCAACAGGGCGATCGAAACAGCCAATCGCTTGAGTGAAATCGACCTGCTTTACATCGACGACACGCCGGGATTATCTCTGGCTCAAATCGTCAGCGAAAGCCGTCGAATCAAGCGAGAAAAAGGATGCGTTGGCATGATTCTGGTCGATTACCTGACACTAATGACTGCTGAGAAGGCCGATCGCAACGACCTTGCTTACGGCATGATCACCAAAGGATTGAAGAACCTTGCCAAAGAGCTTGATTGCGTTGTTGTGCTTCTGACACAGCTTAACCGCGCATTGGAAAGCCGAACCAATAAACGCCCATTACCAAGTGACTCGCGCGATACAGGGCAGATTGAACAGGATTGCGATTATTGGGTTGGGATCCATCGTGAAGGCGCTTTTGATGACAGTGTTCCACCTGGTGAAACCGAACTAATCCTTCGTCTCAATCGTCATGGCAATACCGGCACGGTGTATTGCATTCAGGCAAATGGCGCTATTTATGACACAGACCAACAGTCTGCTGAAATGCGCCGACGTGAACGCGAGGAACCGCAGTCCAAGAAGAAAGGAGGATTCTGATGACCATCTACATCACTGAGCTTGTAACAGGCCTGCTGGTAATCGCAGGCCTTTTTATTTGGGGGAGAGTAAATCGTGGTTGAGTTTATGCTCGTCGCACTCAAATGCGTCGGCGTTGGATGGATTCTTCTGACGTTTTTTATTGTTCTGCATGGCTACATTCGTCTTGTGAATGACGGTAAAGACCCATGGTATACGTTGTTTGGCGCTGCATTTGTCTGGGTGATTATCGGTGTTATGCCTGTCGCTGTAGCAAAAATGGCGTGGCGTTTTTTGAGTTGAACTGAGGGTAAGTACCGATGGACGAATCAAGAAGGCAGTTTGAAGAAAGTTGGTTGCGACGTGGAGGCGAATCCTCAGACCTTATCCGTTACCCTGAAAATCACCATGAAATTGGCAGTGGTAATATTGGTGGTCAATACGTGATGGACGATGTTCAAGGCCACTGGCAAACGTGGCAGGCATCGCGATCAGCTATTGAAATAACCGCGCCAAAGTTTATCGACAGCAGAGAAGCATTAGCCAAAGGGTTTACTGTTGATTATTCCAATGGCTTCGGTGATGCAATGGATGCTTATGAGGAAAACATCCGCGCTGCTGGAATCAAAGTGAAGGAGTGAGTATATGCCATTTATAAAATTAACCATGCAATGCAGCATCTATCAGCCACCAAGCACAGGCGTGATAGAAAGCACCAGAAGTGCATATGAGCCCTTGTACGTTAACTCTGACAACATCGAAACCCTATTTGAGGCCGGGATTACGATTGTAAGAATGACAAGTGGTGAGCGGTTCGATGTTATTGAGAAACCAGAAGCTATTTTGGCGTTAATTAATCCATGCGTGCAGAAGGTGAGCAATGAGGAAGCTAACGTTTGAACTAAGAAGCCCCATTCATCAACAAAACGCTATTCACGCGATACAGCAAATTCTTCCAGACCCAACCAAACCAATCGTAGTAACCATTCAGGAACGCAACCGCAGCTTAGACCAGAACCGAAAGCTTTGGGCTTGCCTTGGTGACGTCTCTCGTCAGGTTGAATGGCATGGTCGCTGGCTGGATGCAGAAAGCTGGAAGTGTGTGTTTACCGCAGCATTAAAGCAGCAGGATGTTGTTCCTAACCTTGCCGGGAATGGCTTTGTGGTAATAGGCCAGTCAACCAGCAGGATGCGTGTAAGCGAATTTGCGGAGCTATTAGAGCTTATACAGGCATTCGGTACAGAGCGTGGCGTTAAGTGGTCAGACGAAGCGCGACTGGCTCTCGAATGGAAAGCGCGATGGGGAGACCGGGCAGCATGATGCGATGTGATCGGTGCGGTGAATGCAAAGAAGATAACCGCTTCAGACCAAATCAACCTTACTGGAATCGATGGTGTCTCCGGTGTGAAAGAACACCAACAGGAGTTTTACCACTACCGCAGGAAAAGGAGGACGTATGGCGAGACAGCGACGAAGTATCACCGACATAATCTGTGAAAACTGCAAATACCTTCCAACGAAACGCTCCAGAAATAAACCCAAGCCAATCCCAAAAGAATCTGACGTAAAAACCTTCAACTACACGGCTCACCTGTGGGATATCCGGTGGCTAAGACATCGTGCGAGGAAATGACAATGGATTATTCACAGTTAAGTGATTTTGAAATTAACAAGCGAGTATGTGAGGCTTTAGATATGGAGGAGCATTTCTTCATACCTGATGACGAAGCAGATTTCGATTCTGAGATCCCCACTGACGAAAGAGGTCCTATTTGGCAGACGCAAAAAAGGGATATTAATGGCTTCCGTGCTTCAAACGGAAATTGCTTCAATCCTTGCAATAATCCTGAAGACGCATGGCCAATTATCACTGAAAACAAAATCAGCATAATGTTTGATAGTACCGATACGAGATATGAAGGCGAATATCACGAGTGGTGTGATGCGATTTCATCTTGTCAAAAGTTCGGAATTCAGCATCAGTCTAATCCACTACGCGCCGCCATGATTGTCTTTCTCATGATGCAGGACGCCAATAATGCTTAGCCCATCCCAATCCCTTCAATACCAGAAAGAAAGCGTCGAGCGGGCTTTAACGTGCGCTAACTGCGGTCAGAAGCTGCATGTGCTGGAAGTTCACGTGTGCTCAGATTGCTGCGCAGAACTGATGAGCGATCCGAATAGCTCAATGTACGAGGAAGAAGACGATGAGTGATGTTAAAGAAAAAGATATCCCCGGCTTTGAGGGTATATATAAAGTAACTGAAAATGGAGACATCATTTCATGCCGTAAATCAAAAAAATTATCTCATGGCATTAAACCAGGAGGATATGCATTTGTCGGTCTGTATCCAGGTGGCGGGAAAAGACCATCATATAAAATGGTTCACAGAATTGTTGCAGAAGTATTTATTGATAACCCAGATGGCAAACCGGAAGTTAATCACAAGGATGGAAATAAACTTAATAATAAAGTTGAAAATCTTGAGTGGGTAACGCGAACAGAAAATGCGAAACATGGATTTGATTCCGGATTGCTTGTTCATGGGTTTAATCATCACTTCTGCAAACTAACGCCAGAACAAGTGAAATCAATATATAAATCAAAAGGCAAATACAGAGATATAGCCAAAGAATTTGGTGTTTGTGCGCAGACAGTGTGCAACATAAAAAACAAATCAGCGTACCGACGTTTTTTGGAGGGGATTGATGTTTAGAAGCAAAAAATGGCTTCAGGCAGTCAGGGATATTGAATTTTGCGTTCTTTGCGGAAGATACGGAGTTCAGGCCGCTCACAGAAATGAAGGGAAGGGGGTTGGGATTAAAGTAGATGATTGCCTTACTGCTGCGCTATGTGTTGATTGTCATTCAAGAATTGATAATGGGAGAGATATGAGCAGGGAAGAGCGAAGGGCTGAAATGGATCGGGCCATTGTGCTTACCCTTAAAAAATTGGTTAACAATGGGAGGGTGTTTGTCCAATGAACGAATATCAGTTTGTGCTTCCGTACCCGCCGTCGGTGAACACCTACTGGCGAAGACGGGAAAGCCAATACTACATCAGCGATAAAGGCCAGAAATACCGAAAAGACGTTCAGCAAATCATTCGCCAACTCAAGTTAGACATTTTCACCAAATCACGACTCCGCATCAAAGTCATCGCAGACGTTCCAGATTCCCGCCGCCGCGACCTCGACAACATCCTGAAAGGTTTACTCGACTCCCTTATCCACGCCGGATTTGCGGAAGACGACGAGCAATTCGATGACATTCGCGTAATTCGTGGTGTGAAAGTACCAGGCGGACGGCTTGGAATAAAAATCACCGAACTGGAGAACGTATGAACGCCACAATTCAAACGATACCAGAGCTTCTTATCCAGACACGAGGCAATCAGACCGAAGTGGCAAGGATGCTTTCCTACGCAAGAGGAACAGTGCTCAAGTACAACCGAGACAGTAAAGGCGAGCGTCACGTAATAGTTAACGGCGTCCTGATGGTCAAACAGGGAAAAAGGGGAAGGCCATGAGACTCGAAAGCGTAGCTAAATTTCATTCGCCAAAAAGCCCGATGATGAGCGACTCACCACGGGCCACGGCTTCTGACTCTCTTTCCGGTACTGATGTGATGGCTGCTATGGGGATGGCGCAATCACAAGCCGGATTCGGTATGGCTGCATTCTGCGGTAAGCACGAACTCAGCCAGAACGACAAACAAAAGGCTATCAACTATCTGATGCAATTTGCACACAAGGTATCGGGGAAATACCGTGGCGTGGCAAAGCTTGAAGGAAATACTAAGGCAAAGGTACTGCAAGTGCTCGCAACATTCGCTTATGCGGATTATTGCCGTAGTGCCGCGACGCCGGGAGCAAGGTGCAGAGATTGCCACGGTACAGGCCGTGCGGTTGATATATCAAAAACAGAGCTGTGGGGGAGAGTTGTTGAGAAAGAATGCGGAAGATGCAAAGGTGTCGGCTATTCAAGAATGCCAGCAAGCGCCGCATATCGCGCTGTGACGATGCTAATACCCAACCTTACCCAACCAACCTGGTCACGCACTGTTAAGCCGCTGTATGACGCTCTGGTGGTGCAATGCCACAAAGAAGAGTCAATCGCAGACAACATTTTGAATGCGGTCACACGTTAACAGCATGATTGCCACGGATGGCAACATATTAACGGCATAATATTGACTTTTTGAATAAAGTTGGGTAAATTTGACCCAACGATGGGTTAATTCGCTCGTTGTGGTAGTGAGATGAAAAGAGGCGGCGCTTACTACCGATTCCGCCTAGTTGGTCACTTCGACGTATCGTCTGGAACTCCAACCATCGCAGGCTGAGAGGTCTGCAAAATGCAATCCCGAAACAGTTCGCAGGTAATAGTTAGAGCCTGCATAACGGTTTCGGGATTTTTTATATCTGTGCAACAGGTAAGAGCATTCTCCCTTATGGGGCTTGGCTTAAATGCATTGAGTGCTCTTTCCGTTGTGCTGAATTAAGCGAGTACCGGAAGCAGAACCGGATCACCAAATGCGTACAGGCGTCATCGCCGCCCAGCAACAGCACGACCCAAACTGAGCCGTAGCCACTGGCTATCCTGAATTCATCAGTGATAGTTACGCTGCGGCCTTCTACACATGATCTTCGTGAAAGCGGGCGGCATGAGGTTGCGCTAACAACCTCCTGCCGTTTTGCCCGTGCATATCGGTCACGAACAAATCTGATTACTAAACACAGTAGCCTGGATTTGTTCTATCAGTAATCGACCTTATTCCTAATTAAATAGAGCAAGTCCCCTTATTGGGGGTAAGACATGAAGATGCCAGAAAAAAATGACCTGTTAGCCGCCATTCTCGCGGCAAAGGAACAAGGCATCGGGGCAATCCTTGCGTTTGCAATGGCGTACCTTCGCGGCAGATATAATGGTGGTGCGTTTACAAAAACAGTAATCGACGCAACGATGTGCGCCATTATCGCCTGGTTCATTCGTGACCTTCTCGACTTCGCCGGACTAAGTAGCAATCTCGCTTATATAACGAGCGTGTTCATCGGCTACATCGGTACTGACTCGATTGGTTCGCTTATCAAACGCTTCGCTGCTAAAAAAGCCGGAGTAGAAGATGGTGGAAATCAATAATCAACGTAAGGCGTTCCTAGATATGCTGGCGTGGTCAGAGGGAACAGATAACGGACGACAGAAAACCAGAAATCATGGTTATGACGTCATTGTTGGCGGAGAGCTATTCACTGATTACTCAGATCACCCTCGCAAACTTGTCACGCTAAACCCAAAACTCAAATCAACAGCAGCCGGACGTTACCAGCTTCTTTCCCGTTGGTGGGATGCCTACCGTAAGCAACTTGGCCTGAAAGATTTCTCTCCGAAAAGCCAGGACGCTGTGGCATTGCAGCAGATTAAGGAACGTGGCGCTTTGCCGATGATTGATCGCGGTGATATTCGTCAGGCTATCGACCGTTGCAGCAATATCTGGGCGTCGTTACCCGGTGCAGGTTACGGTCAGTATGAACATAAAATCAGTGACCTGATTTCCCGGTTTAAAGAGGCAGGTGGGGTGGTAAATGAAGTTGAGCTATAAGCTGGTTATCGCTGCATTCTTCTTTACTGTCATTGGTTCTTTCATCTGGTCTGCCAACCACTACTACAGCAAATATCAGCACGAAAAGAAACGTGCTGATGAGGCTGTACAAAATGCTGAATCTGCAACAGCCATTACCCGTAACGTCCTGCAATCACTGCAACTCGTCAATACAGTTATAGAGGTTAACCAGCATGCAAAACAGCAGATCGCACTGGAGTCACAGAGAACCCAGAAAGATATCAAAGTGGCTGTTGCGGATGATGATTGTGCTGTTCGTGTTGTGCCTGCTGGCGCAGTTAAGCGGCTGCACGAATACGCGAACGGTCTACGTGCCGGTTCCGGTAGTTCCATTACCAGCCAGCCTGACGGCTGAAACACCCCAGCCAGATTTACCCGATCCGTTTACGTGGGGAGCAAGCCTTAACCTGAATGTTGCGTTGTTGTCAGCGTTAGCACAGTGCAACAGGGATAAGGCTGATATCAGGACTTTCGAGAACAACAGGGCAGGACAAACAGATGGCACGATTAAACGTTGAAGTTATCCCACCAGACAGCGAGGTGCTGAACGGGATTTTTGCAGAGATTGAGCGCAAATATGCGCGTCAGCCGCTGACGCCAAAAGTAATTGATGAAATGCAACGCGAAGCGACGCGCCTTGTACGGCGAATGATAACCACAAAGGTTACGTTCGTCCGGGACTGACATTACAGAAGCTCTTCACTGAGGGGCTTCGATAATATCATTAAGAGGAAATATTCATGGCAAAGCCGGACTGGGGCGAGCTTCAGCAACGGTTCCTGTCCGAACATGCCAAAACCGGCATTTCCCCCAAAGAATGGTGCGAAGCGCAGGGACTGAATTACTCGACTGCAAAGCGCTATATCAAAATTGCGAATGGTAGTGCGAATTCGCAAAAGAAAAGTGCGAATAAAACTGCGAATTCGCAAAAGGAGAAAGTGGCAAAGAGTAAGCCACCAGCGGGCTTAGTGGATAACTGCGAAGTCGCAAAACCATCAAACTCACCAGAAACGAAACGCGCTCATTATAATTCCAGACCCGGAAATCAGAACGCATTGAAGCATGGTGGCTATGGACGCCGAATGCTTCTATCTGATGCCATTACCGAGGATGCTCAGGCGCTCACTCTTGATGATGAGCTTTTCTGGTTGCGTGCGGCGAACCTTACCGCTGCTGAAAATATTGGCCGCTGGCAGACTGAGCTTGAAATAGCTGATGGCGATACCGCCAATAATCTTCACGAGCTAATTTCATCTGCGCAAAAAGCCATGCACCGTAACACGGCCCGCATTGAGTCGCTGGAATTCACAAAGGCATCTATAGAGCATCGGCTCGCCTCCACTGACAAAGTGTCTCTGGAAGCGGATCGCCTTCGTCGTGATGCTGGCGTTGATGACGGTAATGGAGATCGTGACCTTAATGACTTCTACTCTGACATCCAAACCGACCCTGAATCCGGCCCTAAGGAACTTCTGGACGACACAGGCTCGAAATAAAGTACTTTTTGGTGGGCGCTCATCGTCAAAGTCATGGGATGCTGCTGGGTTTGCTGTCTTTCTGGCAAATAAATACAACCTGCGTTTCTGTTGCGCACGTCAAATTCAGAACAAAATCGAAGAGTCGGTTTATACCCTGCTCAAAATACAGATTGAACGGTTTGGGCTGCGGCATCGCTTCCGAATTCTGAATAATAAAATTATCAACCGGGTCACTGGCTCAGAATTCGTGTTTTACGGTTTATGGCGCAATATCGAAGAAATTAAATCCCTGGAAGGTATCAGCGTTTTGTGGCTTGAAGAAGCCCATGCACTAACGGAATACCAGTGGAAGATACTGGAACCAACCATTCGTAAAAGCGGATCTGAATGCTGGTTTATTTTTAACCCTGGTCTGGTGACTGACTTTGTATGGCGTAATTTCGTTGTTGATCCACCAGAAGATACGTTGGTGCGAAAAATCAATTACGACGAAAACCCATTCCTCTCAGACACCATGCTTAAGGTTATCTCGGCTGCAAAGCGTCGTGATCCGGAGGGGTTTGACCACGTTTATATGGGGGTTCCCGAATCTGATGATGACGCGGCAATTATTAAACTTTCGTGGATTGAGGCTGCAATAGATGCCCATAAGGTGCTTGGTTTTGAGCCAAACGGACGAAAGCGAATAGGCTTCGACGTTGCCGATAGCGGTGCGGATAAGTGCTCCAATGTTTATCGTCATGGCTCCGTTGTGTATTGGGCTGATGAATGGAAGGCAAAAGAAGACGAGCTTCTTAAAAGCTGCCAGCGGGCATATCAGGCAGCCACAGAGAGAAGTGCTGATATCGTTTATGACTCCATTGGTGTTGGCGCTTCTGCTGGTGCTAAATTCTCGGAAATTAACGAAGACAGACGACGTGAAAATCCTTATTCACGACCAGTTAATTATCAACGCTTCAATGCTGGCGCTGGTGTGAACGAGCCAGATTCTGAATATAACGGCATTCCGAATAAAGACTTCTTTGCCAATCTGAAAGCCCAGGCATGGTGGCTGGTAGCTGATCGCTTTCGTAATACGTTCAACGCGGTGAAAAATGGAGAGGAATATCCTGTTGATGAGTTGATAAGTATCGATTCATCGTGCCCGCACCTGGAGAAACTAAAGCTTGAGCTGACGACCCCGCACCGAGACTTTGATCGTAACGGTAGGGTTATGGTTGAAAGCAAGAAAGATTTGGCTAAGCGCGATATCCCCTCACCTAACATTGCCGACGCTTTCATAATGGCGTTCGCGCCGACCGATACAACAATGGATATTTGGGAATTGCTCGGGAGGCAAGCCTGATGGCACGAAACAAGCAATCCTCTCAGCGAACGGCACAGGCCACCGCTGATGGCTATGAGAACTTTTTCGCCCGCGTGGGGATGCAGACGCCTAACCAGCATTCAGCATCAACCTACCGGGCGAACTCCACCAGCCGCAACCGCATGCTGGTGGAATGGTCATATCGCGGTTCGTGGGTTATCGGCGAAGCGGTCGACGCTATCCCGGACGACATGACCCGTAAAGGCATTCGCATCACTTCGGAGATTGACGCCAAAGACCGTGGCACCCTCGAAGCGCAACTGGATGAGTTGCAGATCTGGGATGCGCTGAACGACGTGCTGAAATGGTCGCGTCTCTACGGCGGCGCGGTCGGCTTCATCATGATCGAGGGGCAGGCACCAATGACCCCGCTGCGACTCGAAACCATTGGCGAGGGCAAGTTTAAGGGCATTCTCCCGCTCGACCGCTGGATGATTAACCCGGTGCTGACACGCCGCATTAAAGAGATGGGGCCAGATCTCGGCAAACCTGAGTTTTACGACGTGGTGACCACCGCAACGGGCATCCCGGCCTGGCGCATCCATCACAGTCGCCTGATCCGCTTCGACGGGGTGACGCTGCCATTCCAGCAGAAGATGACCGAAAACGAATGGGGAATGTCGGTTGTAGAGCGTATCTGGGATCGGCTTACTGCGTTCGACAGCGCCACTGTCGGCGCGGCTCAGTTGGTCTACAAAGCGCATCTGCGCACCTACAGCGTGGAGAAGCTGCGAGAGCTTATCGCGCTTGGCGGCCCGGCGTTCGAGGCGCTGCTGAAGAACATCGACCTGATCCGCCAGTTCCAGAGCAATGAAGGCATGACGCTCATGGACTCGCGGGATAAGTTCGAAACCCACCAGTACAGCTTCAGTGGTCTGGATGACATTCTTTCGCAGTTCGCTGAGCAGATCAGCGGTGCCGTTGGTATCCCGCTGGTACGCCTGTTCGGTCAGTCCCCAAAAGGCTTCTCTACTGGTGACGCAGACCTCGCCAACTATTACGACCGGGTGAGCTCATTGCAGGAGCGCCGCTTACGGCTGCCGATGCGCCGGATACTGGACATTATGCACCGATCGGAACTCGGTAAGCCGCTGCCGGACGATTTCACGTTTGAGTTTAACCCGCTATGGCAAATGTCAGACGTTGACCGATCAACGGTGGCCGTAAACACCACCAACGCGATCAGTACCGCGCTGGGCGACGGATTGATGACGCGTAAGGCGGCGATGACCGACCTGCGCGAAAACTCTGACGTCACCGGCATCGGGGCATCCATTACCGACGAGGATATCGAGAATGCCGAAGACGAAGCGCCGCCAGGCATCGGCGAACTTGGCGACAAACCGCCAGAGTCGCCAGGCGGAGATCCGATATCGAACGAGCCTACGGCAGATAGCGCGGGCGGTCGGGGATATCGTAAATGGGCGCTACGATGGTTCAAACGATAGCGTCACCGAAATAATGGATGCGCTGGAGCGCTACAGCGAAATCATCACCCCCTGGGCGACGAAGGTTGCTGAGAACTTCACCGCAGACATAGCGCGCCAGAATGAAAAGCAGTGGCGTCAGCACAGCCGGAACATCAGCGCAGAACTACGCAACATGGTCGACCGCGCCCCGGTAGGCCAGGTGATGAAATCCATCGTCGCCGAGCAAATTAAGTACATCAAGTCACTGCCTCTTGAGGCCGCCGATCGGGTGTATGACATTCAGAACAAAGCCATCGAGGCCGTTGTGGCTGGTGGCCGCGCTGAGCCATTCGCGAAAGAGATAGCTGCGTCCGGTGACGTGTCACGCTCACGAGCGAACCTTATCGCCCGTACCGAGCTTGGACGCGCAACCGGCGCGCTGGATCAGGCGCGTGCGCTGTCAATCGGCTCGAATGGTTATATCTGGCGTACAGCCGAAGATGGCGACGTCCGGCATTCTCATCGGGAGATGGAAGGTAAGTTTGTCGAATGGGGCCGACCTCCAACGCTTGACGGTATGACCGGTCACGCTGGTGAGCTGCCGAACTGCCGCTGTTACAAAGAAATCGTCTTCCCCAACCCTCATTCTTATCTCGCCTGAATCGCAGGTAAACCATGAAATATTTTTTCAATACCCGGCTGGGGGAAACCCGCTATCAGCTGGCTGACGGCTCGCTGTTGTGTAAAGACGTGCCGATAGGTCGAACGGGTAAGCAGCTCTACGGCGCTGCCGATCTGCCAAACCTCAAACCCGACAAGCTCGGTGAGATAGTCGTAACGCGTTCTCCTGAGCAGGTATTCCATCCGGCCACGCTCGCCTCATTCGAAGGGATGAGCATCACGATCCTGCATCCTGAAGATGAAAACGGGAATGTGCGGCTGGTAAATCCCGAGAACTGGAAAGAGCTTGCTGTCGGGCATCTTCAGAATGTGCGGCGCGGGACTGGTGACCAGTCTGATTTGATGCTGGCAGACCTTATCGTCAAAGACGAAAGCGCCATTCAGCTTATCGAAGATGGTCTGCGCGAAGTGTCGTGCGGCTATGACGCGGAGTACGAGCAGACCGAGCCAGGTAAAGCCGAGCAGGTCGATATTACCGGAAACCATGTGGCTCTTGTCCCTAAAGGCAGAGCCGGAAATCGTTGTGCAATTGGAGACAGAGACACAATGGCAAATCAAAAGAAAAGCTGGTGGACCCGCATGCGCACGGCCATCAAAACGGGTGACGCTGACACCATGAACGAACTGCTGGACTCTGCGCCAGCGGCGGTAACGGGTGACGAAGGGGATCTGCCGAGCGGCGTTAACCTCAACATTAACCTTTCACCGCAGCAACCATTGCCGGACAAAAAGCCGGAAATGGGCGGAGATCCAACCGGCGACGGCGAGGACGATATCAAAACCTTGCTCAAAGCCCTGCTGGCTAAGCTCGAAGGAACTGCGACGGGCGATAACGACAATAAGCCTGACGAAAAAGACAAAAAAGATCCGACCGGCGACGGCGAGGACGACGAAGAGGAAACCACGATTACCGGTGACTCTGCCTATCGTGCCGAGGTTATCGTCCCGGGTATCGATCTGAGCCGTAAGGTGAAACCGACCGCGTTCAAACGTGATGTGCTGGCTGCCGCTGACAAAACACTGGTTCGCCAGGTTGTCGGTGATGCGGATATCCGCAAATTGCCCAAGCAATCGGTAGATATGGCGTTTAACGCCGTGTCAGAGATTGCCAAAGGGCGAAACACCCGCAGCACCACGGGCGATGCACAACGTCCAAATATGGGCATGACCAGCATCGCTTCCCTGAACAAACAAAACGCCGACTTCTGGTCTAACCGCAAAGGATAATCCAATGACTGCATATTTGTACCGGATGCCTGTTGGCATTGCCGGGGCTATCTCTCGCCCGCAGGATTTAACCGTCGAGCCGGTGATCCTTAAATCCGCTAACGCCTTCGCTGCCTATGGTCTGGCTGGCAAATATGACGCTGACGGCTTTTTCGTGCCGCTGGCGGACGGTGACACCGCCGACAAGGTGAAGGGGATCTACGTTCGTCCGTATCCGACCACATCGCAGCCAGACATGGTTCGCCAGGTGGGGACGGATAAGAACTTCCCGGGTGACGCCATGAAGCGTGGCTACATGACCGTTAATCTCGGTTCTGATTTTGATGCCAGCACCATCAAAAAAGGCGACCCGGTATACGTTGTCGTCTCCACTGATGAATCCATCAAAGTGCCGCTGGGCGGCTTCATGTCCACGTCCGTCAGTGGCAAAAACGTGGCGCTGACCAACGCCGAATTCACAGGGGCCGGTGACGCTAACGGCAATGCAGAAATCTCCTGGAAGATTTAAGGAACAGACGAATGATTACTTTTGATCAGGCAACCGTTGATAGCTCTGGTGCCTTTCTCATCGGGGAGCTGGAGCGACTCGACCAGACGCTGAACCTGCCTCTGGTGGGGTACACCTGGACCCGAGATATTCAACTGCGTGAAGACGTGTCTATCGCAGATGACATTTCCAGCTGGACGAATACCAGCTTCGCCGCTGCGGGTACTGGTGCAAATCCGAATGGTAAAAACTGGGTAGGCAAAGACTCCACCGCTATTGCTGGCGTGAACGTGGATATCAGCAAAGACGGCAATCCACTGAACCTCTGGGGTATGGAACTGGGCTGGACCGTTGTAGAGCTGGCAGCTGCTCAGCAGGTAGGCCGCCCGATTGATACCCAGAAGTACGACGGGATGCAGCTCAAATGGCAGATGGACAACGACGAGCAGGTTTACATCGGTGATGACGCACTCGGCCTGAAAGGTCTGGCAAACCTCGTCGGTGTGACGCTGAACAACGCGCCGAAGACCTGGGCGAACTCAACCAACGACGAGATCCTCGATAGCGTGAACAGCATTCTGTCTAATGCCTAGGCAGCATCCGGTTATTCCATCGTGCCTTCTGATCTGCGCATTCCGCCAGAGCAGTATTCACTGCTGGCGAGCCGTAAGGTTTCCGAAGCGGGTAACCAGTCACTGCTGACCTATCTGGCTGTGAACACTATCGCTTTCCACCAGAACGGCGTTCCGCTTGAAATCAAAGCGGTCAAATGGCTGAAAGGGCGTGGGGTTGGCGGTAAAGACCGTATGATCGCCTACACCAACGACAAGAAATACGTGCGCTATCCGCTGGTGCCGTTGCAGAGCGTTCCTGTCCAGTATCGCGGTCTGTATCAGATTGCGACCTACTACGGCAAGCTCGGTGCGGTTGAGCCAGTGTACAAAGAAACCCTGTCCTACGTGGACGGTATCTGATAACCAGAACGGCCCCGAAAGGGGCCAGAAGGGAACTGAAAATGGCGAAAGAAAAGCTGGTTACCATCCATGTTCACACCCCGTTTACGCTGACGCTCGGCGATCAGTCAAAAAGGGAGTTTGGCCGGGGACGGCATAACGTACCGGAAGAGGTCGCGTCGCACTGGTTCACCCAGGCGCACTCCGAGCTTTCCGAAAGCGTGATTAGCGACACCGATGATCTGCAACCCATTATCGACAGCCTGCAAGCTCAGATTGCCGACAAAGATAAGCAGATTATCGATAAAGATCAGCTGATTGCCGATCTGCGAGAAGCGCTGCTCAAGCTGCAAGAGCAGAACGACAGCCTGCAAGCGCAGATTGCTGCCGCCCAGACTGGCGGTAATGGGGCGAAAGATGCCAAAGAATCAAAGCCTGCCAACAGTAAGTGATTTTCGGCGCGACTTTCCACAGTTTGCTGACCCTGCCAAATATCCCGAAGCACAAATCCAGTTTCGTCTGAATCTGGCTGATGTGCTGCTGAGCGAAAACGTCACCGGCAAAGAGTTGTTTCCGTACTTTGTCGAGTTGTTCGTGGCTCACTACATGACGCTCTGGGCGGCAGATAGCCGGGCAATGCTCGTCGGCGGCCCGGGTGGCTCAACCAATGGTGTTCAGTCCTCCAAGTCCGTTGACAAGGTAAGCGTCAGCTATGACACCAGCGCGACGCTAAACCCTGACGCAGGCTTCTGGAATAACACCCGATATGGCGCTGAATTTTATCAGCTGATCACGATGTTCGGTGCGGGCGGTCGCCAGCTATGAGTTTCAAAAGCGGTGTAACAACGAGGGTGGATAACGCTCAGGCCATCCTGGATGCGCTCAAATCCATCAGTAAAAAAGAAGTGCTGGTGGGCATCCCGGAAGAAGACAGCGAGCGTGAAGATGTTCCGTTTGGTAATGCGGGGATCGGCTACGTCAATGAATACGGCTCACCGGCGCAAAACATCCCCCCACGACCACACCTGATCCCCGGTGTTAAATCGGTAGAAGAACAGACAGTGCCGCAGCTAAAAGCAGCAGCGCAGGCTGCGCTTGATGGTAATGCGGCGGGTGCGGAAAGAGCGCTCAACCGCGCCGGAACGCTGGCCGCTAATGGCGTCAGGCGTTACATGACCATTACCGGCTTTACACCGCTTGCTGATAGCACCGTTGAAGCCCGTGCACGCCGTGGCCGCAAAGGGGCAAAAGCGGAACTTGCGCGGCGCGCTGCTGGCGAGTCTCCCGGAACCGACCTGGTGAAACCGCTAATTGACACCGGGCAATATCGCAGAGCCATTACCCATGTTGTGAGGGATAAAGATGCCGAATCTTGATGTGACGGACGTACTTTTTGACCCCGATTTTTGCGACTTCAACCTGTGGGTAACACGCCGAGTGCAAACGGTGGATGAGGACGGGATCGGCAGCGACAGTGAAGTTAAAAAGCAGTTTGCCGGGGATGTTACTGTTGACCGCTCCCTGGAAAACCGACGTATGCAGTCCGGCCAGGTTATCAGTGGCGCGATTCTCATCGTGACAACTGAGCGGCTGACGCAGGGGCAGACTGGCCGTGATGCCGATATCGTGACGTACCAGAACCGTGATTATCGTGTGACATTCGTCGACCCGTACACGGCTTACGGTGCTGGCTTTGTCCAGGCACATTGCGAATTACTGCCGTTTGATGGGGGAACTCCCGTTGAGCAATAACACCAGCACAGAGCGCGGCTGGCTGACACCCACCAGCGGCGATCCTGATTATGACGAAGCGCTCGACAGGCTGCTAAGCCGATGGATGCGCAATGTTTCCGGCTTGCCTGCGGGGATGGTTCGCCCGCGCTGGCAGAAAGAACAGCCATCACTACCGTCAGTTGAAACGAACTGGTGTGCGTTCGGCGTTACCGGGTGGCCCATTGATAACAGTCCTGCATTCACCAATCAGACCGACGAGGGCGCACAGCTCTGGCGGCATGAAACGTTCGAGTGCATGGCGTCGTTCTATGGCCCGGCTGGTATGTCTTATGCGTCCCGTTTTCGTGATGGCATATCTGTCCCGCAAAACAATGCTGAGCTGAATGCGCTCGGTTTGTCCCTGGGAGACTATACCGGCCTGACCCCTTTCCCCGAACTTATCAACCAGCAATGGGTTCGCCGCTACGACATGACGGTGCGCCTGCGCCGGAAGGTCGTGCGCGAGTACGGCATTAAATCGCTGGTGGAAGCGCCAGTCACCTTTTTTGGAGAATAAACTATGACGCAGGGCTTACCTGTATCCAACGTTGTAAACGTTGATGTGATCATCTCGCCGAAAGCGGCTACTGGTCGTAACTTCGGCGCACTGCTGATCCTCGGTTCTTCCACTGTCATTCCGGTGCAGGAGCGCGTTCGCCTTTATGCGTCCGTTGAGGACATTGGCGAGGACTTCGGAGTCGACAGCCCGGAATATGAAGCGGCGCAGGTTTTCTTCAGCCAGTCGCCGAAGCCGACGCAGGTTTATGTTGGCCGCTGGGCGAAGACGCTGACCTCTTCCGAAGGTGGAAGCGTGGAAACCATCGTGCAAGCTGTTAATGCCTGCCTGCAGTATACCAACTGGTATGGGCTGGTTGTCGCTGATGATGTTGCTGATGGCGATGATGTGCTTGATGCTGACGACGTGATTGAGGTTGCTAAACTCATCGAAGCGTCCAGCCTGAGCCGCATTTTCGGGGTAACGTCAGCCGACGCTGAGATCATCAGCACGACTTCGACGACCGATGTTGCGTCTAAATTAAAGGCCGGTAAGTATTCCCGTACCTTTATTCAATATTCCACCAGCAGCCCTTATGCGGCGGTTTCAGCTTTCGGTCGCGCGTTTACTGTCAATTTCAACGGCAGCAATACCACCATTACCCTGAAATTCAAACAGGAACCGAGCGTAACCTACGAAACGCTGACGGTAGGACAGGCGGCGGCTGTGGATGCGAAGAATGCGAACGTGTTCGTGTACTACGCCAACGACACGGCGATCCTGCAACAGGGTGTCATGGCGAACGGTGACTTCTTCGACGAGCGCCACGGGCTCGACTGGTTGCAGAACTACGTTCAGACCAACCTCTATAACCTGCTTTACACCAGCACCACCAAAATTCCGCAGACTGATGCCGGTGTGACCCGTCTGCTTTCCAACGTTGAACAGTCCATGGATCAGTCCGTCACGAACGGTCTGGTAGCGGCTGGCGTGTGGAATGGTGGCCCTATCGGGCAACTGAATTCCGGCGATACGCTGACAAAAGGTTATTACGTGTATGCGCAACCTCTTTCCGAGCAAGCACAGGCTGACCGAGAAGCACGCAAAGCGCCGTTAATCCAGGTGGCTTGTAAGCTGGCTGGCGCAGTTCATTATGCCGATGTGCAGATCAACGTGGTTCGCTAAGGAGCGATAAATGGCAACTTATTCTTTTCTCGATGTAACCGCGTCGCTCACCGGGCCGACCGGCGTTATCGATCTTGGTCAGGGTTCTGCCAACTCTGAGGAAGGTATTACCCAGACCATGGGCGGCAACAAAAACACCATGACCATCGGTGCCGATGGCGAAGTGATGCACAGCCTGCACGCCGATAAGTCAGGCACCATTACGGTGACGCTGCTGAAAACCTCCCCGGTTAACAAGAAGCTGTCTCTGGCGTATAACGCGCAAAGCCAGTCCTCTGCCACCTGGGGCAATAACGTGATCGTCATTCGCAACACGGCATCGGGTGATATTTCTACTGCGCGTTCGTGTGCATTCCAGAAACAGCCTGATTTCAATAACGCTAAAGAGGGCGGAACCGTCGCCTGGGTATTCGACTGCGGCAAGATTGACCAGCTTCTCGGGGAGTTTTAACGCATGGAATTCGAAATTAAAGGCGTGAAATATCGCACCGCAAAGCTCAGCGTTTTCGAACAGCTGAAGGTGTCCCGCAAGCTGTTGCCGGTTCTGGCCGGGATGGTTTCTGACTTCCGGAGCGTTCAGGAGAAGATCAGCAGCAAAGACACCGAAGGCGCGATGGCTACCATCCTGCCAAAGATTGCCAATGCTGTGTCCGATCTGAGTGATGGCGACGTGGACGCTATCCTGTTCCCCTGTCTTTCCGTTGTTTCACGCGAGCACATGAAAGGCTGGGTGCCGGTCTGCCAGCATGGCGAAATGGCGTTTGACGATATCGACCTGCTTACCATGCTGCAACTGGTGGCGCGGGTGGTCGCCGACTCGCTGGGAAATTTTTTGCAAGGACTCCCTACCAGCGAGACGCCCACCCCGCTAGCGGAATAACCTTCAACAGCCTGCCGGGCGGTGAAGATTTTATTCTTCGCCCGGCGCTTGCCTTCCATATTGACCAGAAAGACCTTAACAGCGGTGCGGTAGACCTTTGCCGCATCGCGCTTCTCAATGACTACCTCGACATGCGCGAGGATAACGACGCCCGGGTAGATAAATGGAGAGCGGCCAATGAGCGGTAACGCAGATACGATTAAAGATTTCCTTGTTTCGCTGGGATTCGATATCGATCAGGCTGGCGCTAATAAGTTTGAAGCCGTGCTGAAAGGCGTTACAGCTAACGTTCTGAAGGTCGGCGCGGTGGTGGAAGGCGCAGCGCTGAGCATTGTCGGATTTACCACTCAGATCGCGAACGGTCTGGATAAAATTTACTGGGCATCCCAGCGGACGGGGGCCAGTGTCCAGGGCATCAAAGCGCTGGGATACGCCGCATCGCAAACCGGTGCCAGCGCCGAGTCGGCTATGTCCTCCCTCGAAGGGCTGGCCGGTTTCATGCGTAGCAATCCGGGCGCGGAAGGCTTCCTGAACCGCCTGGGCGTCCAGACTCGCGATGCCAGCGGAAAGATGCGTGATACTGCGGCCATCTTTACTGGCGTTGGGCAAAAGCTCAACAACATGCCGTATTACCGCGCGAAGCAATACGCGCAGATGCTTGGCATCGATGAAAACACGCTGATGGCGATGCGGCGCGGCATGAATGGCTTTACCGCCGATTACCAGTCTATGCTGCAAAAGACTGGGTTCAACGCTGATAAGGCGGCTGTGCAGTCCAATAAATTCATGACGTCCATGCGCGGGCTTACGTCGCTGTTCGGCATTATGCGGGACAAGATCGGCTCAAACCTCGCTGGTGGTCTTGCTGGTTCGCTGGACAGCCTGCGGCGGCGCATCCTCGACAACTTCCCGAAGATTGAAGAGACGCTGACCAGAGTTATTAAAGGCGTGATCTGGCTTGCGAACGCCTTCACGCGAATGGCGTGGCGGCTCATACAGGGCGCTGGCTCTGTCATTGACTGGTGGAAGCGTCTTGACGATGGCAGTAAAAATCTGCTGAAAATATTCGGTGCTCTACTTGTCGCATGGCGTCTGCTTAATTCTGCGTTCCTGAAATCCCCGATTGGAATTATCACCACGCTGATTCTGGCGATCGGATTACTCTATGACGATTATCAGACGTGGAAAGAAGGCGGTAAAAGCCTGATTGACTGGTCCAAGTGGGAGCCTGCAATAGAAAAGGCGAAAAAGGCAATTCTCTGGCTGCGCGATAAGCTTCTGGGGCTGAAAGATTCTGTTGGTGGATGGCAGAACTCGCTGGAAATTTTGGCTACTTTCATCGCTGGGGTATGGGTAACAAAAGTATTGGGAGCATTCGCAAAAATATCCGGTCTTCCGATACCTCCATGGCTTAAATTATGGGGAGCGTATGCTGGTTACCTGGTTTCAGATCGTGAAAACATAAAAGCCAGTGCTAAATCATCTTTGGACTATACCAAAAGGAACATTGGTGATGCTCTTGCTACGGTTGGCATCAAAACCGACCTTGGGCGAAAAGATGTTAGCGAGGTAAGAGAATGGCCCGCATGGATGGATTGGCTGCATGGTGGCCCAGGTAAGATTATTCGTCAGGCGCAAAGCAATGGCGTCGTTTATGGCGATAATGTTCAGCCTGACATTCCCGGGGCGGAACAGCATGTTCGTAGTAATGAAATTGCCCCGCATGAAAGAGATGAAATAAAAAACCGTCAGCAGGCTGCTAATGGTTATCTTGAAAAAATCTCAGACGGGATTGCCAAAATCGGTAATTTATTTTTCTCCCCGGCTGGAGCTGCTGAAATCTCTCCAAATATATCGGGTGACCCCTCCCAGTTTGCGCAATCAGTCAAACGTCCACAGGCCACAGCCCAGGGCAAAGTATTGCTCGACTGGATGGGGCCAATGTTCAATAAACTTGAGTCGCTTTATCAACTTCCAGCTGGTCTATTGAAAAGTGTGGCGATAACCGAGTCAGGTGGTAACCAGTTCGCCATGTCCGGCGCGGGTGCAAAGGGGCTGTTCCAGTTCATGGATGGCACGGCGCGAGACATGGGCCTGCGTGGTAACGATGTGTTCGACCCGGAAAAGTCAGCTCAGGCAGCCGCTAAGTACCTTAGCCAGCTATTGCGGCAGAACGGCGGAGACCTTAGCAAAGCACTTGCATCATATAACTGGGGAATCGGGAACGTTCAACGTTATGGAATGGGGCTAATGCCGCAGGAAACGCGCAATTACATTCCGAAAGTAATGAGCAATATGCCCACCAGCGCCCCGGTGATTCAGCAGGAAACGAACATTAACATCCACGGCGTTTCCGATCCTCGCGAAGCTGCCCGTTTGACTGTTGACCGTCAAAAGGGTGTGAATTCACAGTTAACCCAGCAACTCCCCGCAGGACCGAGATAATGGATATTTTATCAGCGATTTTTCGCCAGCAATCACGGCGAATTGGCCTGCTGATCCCCAGCGTGGTCGTTTCCGAAAAGCATTCTGATGCGCTCGAAATTACTGAGCACCCGGTGGAGAAGCCAACAACGAATAGCGCCTCGGGTTTCATCGCCGATCATGCGTATAAGCGCCCCAGCGAAGTCACAATGGAATGCGGCTTCGCTGGGGGCGGTTCGTTGCTGGACTTCATTGATACATCTTCAATCGGCCTCAGCGCCGGACTGAGCCCGAAAGAGACCTATCAGCAACTGCTGGATCTCCAGTCCTCCCGGGTGCCGTTCGATGTGGTGACCGGGAAGCGGGTGTACAGCAATATGCTGGTGAGAGCCATCGAGGTGACAACGGACAAAACCAGCGAGAACGTGCTGAACTGCACGCTTACCCTGCGTGAAGTGATCATGTCGCAAACGCAGAGCGTTAGCGTTGCTGATAAATCAGATATGCAGGATGGCGTCAGCACATCGGCGGTGCAAAATTCCGGGACGAAATCCACTACACCGCCAAACGAATCTTTGCTGAGCCAGCTGGGCGGAAGCGTTACATCAGCATTCGGGGGATGATATGCAGTTTAACGAAATACCGCTTTCTCCTGACAATCAGCAGTTCCGCGTTTTGCTGGGCAATACCACGTATACACTCAGGATCATCTGGCGTGATGCGGCTGGCTGGATTATGGACGTGATGGATAGCGGCGGTGCTGCGCTTCTTTCTGGCGTACCTCTCCTGACCGGCGTGAACCTATTACGACAATATCCACAGCTTGGCATTGATGGCGCGCTGGTGGTGGCGACCGATAAGGGCGCACCAGACGAGCCCACCAAAACCAACCTCGGCACATACAGCCACCTCATTTTCGTACAGGAGTAGAAATGTCTCTTAACTGGATGCGCCATTTTGAGCTGCAACTGTTGGACCAGAACGGGCAGGGCGTTTCCCTGTCTGACTTTAAGGTCACGTTCCAGATCGAGTGGGCAGACACACGCTGGCCACGCGTGGCGAACGTGAAAATTTACAACCTTTCGACCGATACCACGAACAAGATACTTGGGCAGGAGTTTGCCAAAATTCGCATCATTGCCGGGTATGACGGTATAGTGCCGGATGTTGATGCGAGCCAGGTTGGTGTGTCCCGGGAGATTTCACCAGACCAGATAGGGCAGGTGAACGGTCAGAACTACGGCCTGATTTTTGACGGTGATATTCGCTTCACCGTCACCGGGAAGGACAACATTACGGATTCCTGGGTGTTGATTCAGGCCATTGGTGATCACGAAGCGTTCCTCTATGCGACCACCATCACCACGCTTGCCGCTGGCTATACCGTTGCGGATCTGCACCGGGCGACGATGCAGGATTTCAACGCGTTCGGCGTGACACAGGGCATTACCGGCGATTTTCCTGATACCGTGTTTCCTCGTGGCCGCGCGATTTACTCATCCAGCCGCAACGTGATGGATAATATTGCTGCGCAGTGCAAAGCGACATGGCAACTGGTGGATGGTCAGGTCCAGATGGTGCCGGAGGATAAATATATTCACGAAGCCATTGTGTTGAATGCTGATACTGGCCTGATCGGTATGCCGCAACAGACTATGGGCGGCGGCGTAAACGTGCGGTGCCTGATAAACCCCAACATCCGCATTAATGGTCTTATCCAGCTCGATCAGGCTTCGGTGTACCGCGCCGCGCTCGGCAATAGCGAAATCGCACAGTCGCCCGGGCGTATCACCGAAACAGAAGAGAACGGCAACCGTGTGCTGACCGGCACGACGTCACAGGCTGCCAGCATTGCGACAGATGGCGTTTATATCGTCAAAGCTATCGACTATACTGGCGACACCAGAGGTCAAGCGTGGTACATGGATTTGATGTGTTTTGCGCGTGGCAGTCGTGATTTAGTTAATGCTGGTGCTATGCAAAAAACAAACTACTGAGGTACGGGACGTGAAACTCGTAATTTTTACCATTGCAGCATTATTTTCTTTCCAGGCTATTGCTGATTCTCAGTGTGGTGATTTCAACATCCATTGGGCTGATGATGGTTTCGCTCGCGTAAACGGAGCTAAACCTGAATCGCAAAAAGTGACATTTCTTAAAAATGACGGTGATTATAACAACGTCAAAATTGAATGGCGCTTAGCGACCAATCAACCAGGGCGATGGGTAGGAATGGAGTTTATTGGCCGTAATGGTAAAGCAATCCTGAATGCTCAGTGGCTGCAAGCAAATATGGATGCACCACGTCAGTATGCAACTTATGACTGTGTAAAAATAAAAGGATAAAATTAATGAAAGGATTTGTATCTCTTCTTTTTCTGCTATCCACCTCCGTTTGCGCTGGAACGTTAAGTGATTTTTTTGTAAAACATCCAGATTTGGATAATAACCTTGCTATACACACCGCGATTTCTAAAGCTTCTGGCATGGAGGCTGCTGGATTTGCACGCAGAGAGGGTGGCAGCGAAAAAGAGTTGATGAGTAGTAAAGGTGATCAATTCGCAGTGCTCGGGTTTCGTCGAGTGAAAATGTATTGTAGCTATCCTGAATCAGCTCAAATGACTGGTCTAAGCGCTGAAGATTGTAAGCTTGTGCTTAGTAAGAACCTATAGTTTCATTTCAAGTATGAATTTAACCCGCCACCGAGCGGGTTTTTTTATGGGGTTTTTATGCCAATTCCAACTCAATCACAGATCGGCGGTGAGCAGCAGACCGCGCAGGCCATTGCCGATTCGGTGTCTACCCAGATGCGCGTAGCGATGCCCGGCATCATTCAGTCGTTCGATCCTGATACTGTTACCTGCACGGTAGAGGTAGCGCTTCGCGGTATCGTTGGCGATGGCTCCACCGAATTAAAACCGCTGGTGGATGTGCCGGTTATCTTCCCGCGTGGCGGCGGTTGTACGCTGACTTTTCCGGTAAAAGAAGGCGACGAATGCCTGCTTATCTTTGCCGACCGTTGCATCGATTTCTGGTGGCAGAGCGGCGGCGTTCAGGAGACCGTCGATCCGCGACAGCATGACTTATCTGATGCGTTCGCCATCGTTGGCCCGCAGTCGCAAGCACAGAAAATCAGCGGTATCAGTACCAGCGCCGCGCAGCTGCGAACCGATGATGGTGCGGCGTTCGTAGAGGTTGCCGCAGGACATAACATCACCGTTCAAACACCGGGCCAGCTCACGGCTACGGCTGAAGGTGGAACGACAATCACATCCCCGACTATCACGCTGAACGGCAACGTAACGATTAATGGCAACTTGTCTCAGGGAATGGGCGAAAGCGGCGGTACTGCGACGATGCTTGGGCCGGTGACGGTAACGAATGACGTAACAGCTTCTGGTATCAGTGTCGCCACGCATAAACATGGCGGAGTACAGACTGGCGGGGGAACTACCGGAGGGCCGCAATAATGCGATACCGTCGCGAAGATACTGAAGGCGATTACACTTTCGGCCAGGGTGACGATACTTTCCTTATCGACAGTCCGGAATGTGTCGCCCAGGCCGTAAAAACCCGTTTCGAGCTGTGGCGCGGTCAGTGGTTTCTCGATCTGACGGAAGGCACGCCGTATGTTCAGTCAGTGCTTGGGAAGCAGCGATCAGATGTCTACATCCTGGCTATACGCGAACGCATACAGGATACACCGGGCGTTCTGTCGATTCTTTCCTTCGATACCAATTATGACGGCACCAGCCGTCGCGTCACCTTCACTTCCTCCATTGACACAATCTACGGCCAGACGACTGTAACAAGCGAGGCATAAATGGCTTTGAACCTCGACACGCTGGGGCTATCGGCAACGGTAACCGCCCAGGGGATTAGTGCGCCTGATTACCAGACAATCCTTGATACACTGACCAGCTATTTCAGGCAGATTTACGGTAGTGATGCCTACCTCGAACCAGACAGCAAAGATGGGCAAATGGTCGCGCTGGTGGCTCTTGCGGTGCATGACGCTAACAATACCGCTATCGAGATCTACAACTCTTTTTCACCGACGACAGCGCAGGCCGCAGCGCTTAGCAACAATGTGAAAATTAACGGGATCACGCGAAAAGTAGCGACAAACTCTACTGCTGACCTTCTGTTAACCGGTACGGCAGGCACGACTATCACGAATGGCTCCGCACGGGATAAAAACGGCATTATCTGGAATTTTCCAGCGAGTGTGGCGATCGGCGTTGATGGTACTGTGCTGGTGACGGCCACATGTGCGAATAGCGGTTCGGTTGCGGCGCTGGCCGGGACTATTACCACTATCAACACCCCGACCCGAGGTTGGGTGTCGGTAACCAATCCAGTTGCGGCTACTGTCGGTTCACCAGCCGAAACCGACGCAGAGCTGCGCATTCGGCAGGGGCAAAGCGTCGCGCTACCATCGATCACACCGTTTGAAGGTGTCGACGGTGCTATCGCTAATGTTGCTGGCGTGACACGTCACAAACTATATGAGAACGACACTGGGGCAACCGACAGCAACGGGCTGCCGCCACACTCTATTTCCGCCATCGTCGATGGAGGGGATGTTACCGAGATAGCCCAGACCATCAGGGGGAATAAAGGGCAGGGAACCGCAACTTACGGTAAAACTTCTGTCACAGTGCCGGATACTTATGGTAATCCTCACGTCATCAGTTTTTCGCGCTCTACCTATGTGCCAATTTTCGTAGCCATTACCCTGAAAGTTTTTACCGGCTATACCTCTCAAATCGGCGAGCAGATTAAACAGGCTGTTGCCGATTATATAAATGGCCTAACAATTGGCGACGACGTTCTGCTGAGCCGTATTTATTCCCCGGCAAACCTCGGCGTTGTGAGCGGCGGGAATGCCCGCTATTACGATATTACCGACCTGCTGATCGGTAAGTCGTCTGGCAGCGTATCGGCATCAAACATTGATATTGCCTATGATGCTTCAGCGTCCTGTAGCACCGCGAATATCAGTATCACGGTGACCTCATGAGCAAATACACCGAACTGATCACTAACTACCACGCTACCAAGCCACTCTTTTTTGACCATATAGATCTGAGCACCCGCCCGCTGATTGATGTGTCCAGCACTATGTCAGGGCTTATAACAGCCTTCGATATCGATACTGCTGTCGGTGTACAGCTCGACATCCTCGGTCTGTGGATCGGACGCAGTCGCATAGTCAGCCAGCCAATTAGCGGAGTTTATTTCAGCTGGGACACTGACGGGCTTGGGTATGACCAGGGCATCTGGCAAGGGCCATATGATCCTGATTCTGGCTATACGACGCTAAGCGATGAGACGTACCGCATCATTCTGAAAGCGAAAATCGCTATCAACAACTGGGACGGTCGGAACGACTCTCTGCCTCCCATCCTTGACGCTGCTACCGCAGGCTCAGGCCTGAGGATGCAGATCGTCGACAACCAGGACATGACGATTTCGGTCTGGGTTTTCCCTGAAACTGATATTTCTGATGTGTCTCTCGAACTGATCGCCGCTATCAAACAGGGCTATCTCACCGTTAAATCAGCTGGCGTATGGGCCGGTGATGTTGAAACGCCTTCGGTAGAAACACCGTCAGAAGGCTCTAAATTCTTTGGGTTTGATATGGATAACGAATACATCGGCGGGTTCGATGTTGGAGCATGGGGGACAATACTCTAATGGCAATAAACAACTTTAAACCTTTCGCGCTTGATCCGAACGCTAACGTCACCTCACAAGCTGACTGGGAAGCACTTCCGGCTCTGCTTTCAGGGTTTACGGCAGGTAAAGCATCCAGCGCACAGGTCAACAAAGCTATTCGGCAAGCCAGCTTTATCGCGGCAGCGTTGGCGCAGTACACCGCCAACAAAAGCGGGCTGGATGTGCTTGATGATGGAGACCTGAACGGGTTTATATCCAAAATGGGGACCGCTTTCGGGAAAGATTTCCAGGCGCTTGATGCCACGCTGTCGGCATTAGCTGGGCTCGCAACAGGTGCAAATAAACTCCCATATTTCACTGGAAATGATACAGCAGCGCAGACTGATTTAACTTCTGTTGGCCGTGACATTATTGGGAAAAATACTATTGCTGACATTCTCACATACCTTGGTTTAACTACAGCGCTGGCAGCTAAGCAGCCGCTGGATGCCACTTTGACAGCACTGGCAGGCCTTGCCACTGCGGCAGACAAACTACCGTATTTTACGGGGAATGATACAGCCAGCCTGACAACACTGACTAATGTTGGACGGGATATTCTGGCTAAAACAAGCACACA